CCCATAACCTACCAAATGCAGCTAAACACTCATGTGGCCTTAATGTAGTAATTACTGCATCACTACTATCGAGAAACCCAGCACCATCTTTAATTTTAGTATAAATTCCAGAACCACTATATTCTAAAGGGTCTTCACTACCATAAAAAGCATAAGCTCGATTATTGAAATTTACAACTTTATAATTTGCTGGATCAATTGGACTAGGAAGGGTTGCAGGAGATATGTCAGTTAGTGTTCCTGCATTTCCTTTATAAATTCTATAGTCTGCGGTAAAACTATGTATTTGTGATACACCTTGCCCATCAATATATTCATGAATTTGTTTTATCTTTTTATTTGTACCTGTAATTGGATTACTAACAGGCACATAGCCTTTTCTACTTTCTATTCCACCATCTTTTGAAATAATACAGTTACTAGCTTCAGACGCCCAAGACACATCTAAACCTACTCCAGTTTGTTGAGTATTTAATCCGAGAAACCCCGGATTCGCTACTGAAACTGATTTTAATTCTTGTGCCATTAGCAGGGAGTCCAATCTGTTTCGTGAGGAACACGAGCTACATCAATCCCAATATGATAAGCTAATGAGTTTTGATACAGAACATATTGATCTGTAGTTTTTAATCCTTGATCTTCACCACGTTCAGATATAGCTCTTGCCCATGTCCCAAGAATTACAGGCAATTCAGGAATAATTAAGTTATCCCCAATAATTGAAAAATCACCTTGTGGTGCATACATTGGAATCTTCAGCACATAAGAACCATCTGGAATAGGCCACAGGTCTATATTAGCTATTCCATTAGTTGAACTACCATGTACAGTATAATGAGTAGGTTGTGCATTAGTAGTTGTAGTTGTCCATTTATATTCTTCTATTACAGACGAAGATAATGGATAAATGTATGATTTATTTGTTGAATCAAATATTCGACTTTGTGTATCCATAAATTGCCATCGGCGAGATGAACCACCAAACACAGTAGGTATGGCATATGTTTGTGTGCTGGGTGAAGTATTTATTGTAATTGTTTGGCGTAAATCAGTCCATCGCCAAGCATCTTCACATTCCCGCTTAGTCTCATTTACAAAATCGAGAATCAACGTAGCATAGGCGCTGGAAAAGTCAGTTACCTGAGCTTCTCTCAAACGCCTAAGTACGGCATTAACGATGGTTAATGCAGTTGCCATTGCTTACTCCTTGGTTGTTTTTACTGCTTTCAACTCTTGTGGTTTTACTTCCGGAGAAGCTTCAGTTACTTCAACATAATCTGGATGCTTCCTCATTTGTTCCACATCATATGGATGATCAAATTGATAAACTTGCCCAGAATGTGATTCACGAAACTTAGCCATTAGAATCCTTATAATTTAAAGTTTGGTCTTGCTACCACAAAATATGTTTGTGGAGTAGTTAAAGTTATTGTACCTGCTGAAACATTAGCATAAGTAATTTTTACATTACCTGCTGAAGATACATTACCTGAAACTGTTATACCATTGTGATCAACACTGCAGGAAGCACCGAGCACAATGTCCCCCAATGCTACTCCGGGAACAGCTACAGTCGAGACTGCTGTAGTTCCCGTTGTTGGTGCAACGTTAGCAGATTCTTTAAAAGTAACTGCCCACATATCTGTGAACAAACCTTGAAACTGCTGTGCACCTCGTTTTGCTACAATTGCTGTAACTGCCATTTATATTCTCCTAATAATCATAATTAAGGGGGAGATTACTCTCCCCCTAAACTCCTATTAAGGAGTAACAATCAAAGCAACAGCAGCATCATCCCGTAATTCTTTGAAACCATAAATGGTATCAGATACAACAGCAGTCGAGAGGTATTCAATAATGTAATCACTTTGTACCCGAACGTCCAACTGTTTAATAAGAACAGCAGCATCACGATGGAACATTAACACAACCCGATTCGAGTTGGTTGTAGTAGTAGCTGCATTGGAAGTTACATAAACAGGAACCCCATATACATCACCAATACGACCATTACGAATGGTATTAGCTGAACCTACTTCACCTACAAAAGCTTGCTCAGTAAAACGAGCAAGGCCCATCAAGGTATTACGAGTGGTAGGTGGAACAATCAAATAACGATTCGATTGTGGTACATCTACATCGTCCAGACGTTGAATTGTCCGACGAATAGCTGCATCAGTCAAAGCACCAGTACCAGCATTGGTTGCATCAACGTAAGCAGTAGTACCATCTGCACCAGAAAAACCTGCTGTATAAGTAGCAGCGCCAGAACCACCTTGAAAACCTGCCCCAAGGGAAATCATATCACTGTCGATTTGTTTAGCAAGCTGATAACCTGCATCGTCAGTGTAGAAAGCCCTCATCGAAGACAAAGACTGAATATCAGCAATATCTTCATACAGTTTCGAGTAGTTATAGTGCTTGTCAATAACTACAGCAATATCGGTATTAGTTGCAGCATCAAAACTTACTTGAGTGCTTGCAGCTTTAGCCGTTACTGCACCACGAGCAGGTTTTGGAATATGGACAGTATCGCCTTTTTTACCTATCCAATTGATTTGTTTAAAAAGATTAGCTACTACTAAGTTTGCTTGATAAGCAGCTACTACCTCATCACTCCACAACTCAGGAATGAAGTTATTTGCAACGGCTAGCGTTACGTGTGCGGTGCCTAAGCCCATGATTTAACTCCTAATAATTATTATGCATGAACTGACACTTATAATTTACCTAACCCTGCCTTCGGCATATGCCTGTTGGATTTCTTTGTCAAGTGAGTTATATTTGTCAGGTTGAAATTGACGTAGTTTAATGAGATCAGCACGAAGATAAACCTTTTTACCACCAGCACTTGAACCTGTTCCTGCACCAGTTTTAGCTACCTTTAATTCAGCTTTACGCTTATCATCAGCTTCTGTTGTAACTTCTTTTGTTGCTTTCAGCAGTTTTAGCTCTTTCCAGTTTGTGAACAATTCATTTGCTGCATCAAAATCATATTCTTGATCTGCTGCTGCAAACAATTTAATCCGTACTTTAGAGGCTCCAATCCATTCAGCAAAAGCTTCATCTTGAACAATCTCTTTGTAATCTTGGTGAGAATCGCGTAGCTTCAACTCAGTTTCCATCTTACGAATAGATCGCAAACCTGCTTCCATTTGTGGATCAGAATGTTTCTCTTCTTCTTTCTCGCCTACATTTACCGGCTTACCAAGTTGACTTTTAATGTATCCATCAACAATACTACGAAGTTCACCCAACTCTTTACCTTGTCTGCCAATAAGCTTTTCAGCTTCTAATGCACTAGCAGCAATTTCTTTAGCTGTTTTTCCTTTGAATTTAGCAGGCAGATCATCAGCTACCTCTTCTTCTAAAGTTTCAATAGAAAGGTCTTCACGTTTTGTTATAGGGGTTAAAATATCAATTACTTGTTCTTCCGAAGCTTCTTGTGTATCACTCATTTAGTTTCTCCAGTCATATTACATGATTATTGGAAGTTACTTGTGCTGTTGTCACAGCACTTTGTAATAACAATTTGTTATTACTTCATTTCGTCATGCTGCCGTTCATGCTTTAATTCCCAAGCAAGTTTTTCGGCATGTTGACGTTCCCACTTAGCCGCTGCATCTGGAAAATCACCAGTGAACGGTTCTAACTTAAATCCTACTGTAGTTCTCTGTCTTGATAAAATTTGTCCACAAATATTACATTTGCAGAGATCATCTCTATTTGCTATTGCTACTAGTTTTTCACTAATGTGATTTGCTGCGCAAGCATAAGTATATAAAGGCATTATTGATCATCCTCTAATAGTCTGTCATACGCCCCACGAGAAATATCTTCTATTGCGATTACCCATTCCATCATGTTCAATTCACCTTTAGCATAATGTAATTGATCAACAGTTGTCAGGTTATGTATGTCATTCCGTGCTGATTGCATTGCTATTACATCTTCTACAAAATCTTTCCATCCTTTTGAACTAAACATTTCCATTCGAGCTACATAATATTTTTCAAGGTCTTTATCCATTAAAACATCTCACTAGCTAAAAATATCATTAGATCATCCTCTTCTCTATGTTTGGTTCTAATCTTTGCTACATGTTGTGCAACAATTGATGCAACAATTAGTTTCTCCCTAGTCTTAGCATTAAAGAATGCTGTTTCAGATTGCATGGTTTCAATTGCAAACTTCAATGCAAGTTTTAACTCAAGAACCGCTATTTCAAAAGCTAGTGCATCTTTACGTAATATATTTGGTGATGCTTGATATAATTCTTCCCTTAACTCAGTTTCATCTTCAGAAATTCGTTTAAGGTAGGATTCATCTTTAGATATGGGTGGACGTTTCTTAATTCGTCCAGTTGGACTTGAGTTACCACCACCATGAATTGGAATTGAGTCAGTACCACTTTGTGTTACAGAACCTACTGTAGTTATAGACTCATTTCCTGATAAATTTACATTAACATTCGCGCTGGTTGTGGGCGTTATAGTAAATTTATCAGGAAA